TGCCGGTCTTGCCAGTAAGCCGATAAAAATATTACTGGCAGACGAAGTTGACCGCTTTCCAAAAAGCGCCGGCACAGAAGGCGACCCGGTCAGCTTGGCTGCAAAACGTATGACGACCTTTTGGGATAGCGTCATGGGGCTATTCTCAACACCGACCAATGCTGGAGACAGTCGAATCGAAGATGAATATATAACAGGTACTCAGGAAGAGTGGCAGCATCAATGCCCAAAATGCAAAGAGTGGCATTTAGTCACGCATCGGGATATGCATACTGACTACGACTGTTCTGTTGATAAAAAGGGAACAAGGCAGGTTATCGTTAAGTCAGTTATTTGGCGTTGCCCAGATTGCGGGTTTGGGTTTACAGAAACTGAAATGCGGCAGGCCGCACAAAAATATATTGCACAGAACGCTTCGGCTCTCACTAAGGGGGTACGGAGCTTTTTTGTTAACTGTTTTGCATCACCTTGGGTGAACTGGTCAGATGTAATGCAGGAATGGTTGGAAGCACAGGGCGATCCAGAGCGTGAAAAAGTAGTTGTTAATACTCGTTTTGGAGAAGCATATGAGCGCAAAGGAAATTTTGAAAGCCATGAGCAGTTTATGCGCAGGCGTGAAAACTATGGCGCCGAGTTGCCGGAAGGCGTACTGCTTTTAACAGCGGCGGTTGACGTACAAGACAACAGGCTCGAGTATGAGATTTGTGGCTGGGGAATGGCTGAAGAATGTTGGGGAATAAAAAAGGGCACTATTTTGGGCGTGCCGGATACACTTAAAGTGTGGGATATGCTGGACGAACAGCTGGATAAGGAATATCACTTTGCGTCAGGTAAGGGGCTTTTGGTAGCCAGGACGTTTATAGATTCCGGCGGCCACTACACGAAAGAAGTTTATGCGTACTGTAAAAAACGATTTGCAAGGCAGCGTTTTGCTATAAAAGGTTCATCGACACCAGGAGTGCCGTTATTGCATAAGTACGCTAAGGTTAAAACCGTAAGGGGACATACGATACCGCTGGTAATGTTGGGCACAGATAGCGGCAAACAATATGTTATGGATCGGTTATCGATTGAAGAGCCTGGACCTAAATATTTTCATTTTCCGCTTGATAAGAGTGATAGCGTAACTGTACAGCTAACTCGTGGCTACGATGAATTTTATTTTAAAGGCCTTATATCTGAAACAAAAGAGCCTCGTCGGAAAAATGGAGTATTAGTATATCAGTGGGTAAATATAGCTAAAGATAAACGGAATGAGCCTTTGGATCTGCGGGTTTATAACCTCGCATGTATGTTAAGCGTAAATCCTGATTTCGAGGCTTTGGAAAAATTGATCAACAGTCCGAATGTAATCAAAGAACAATCGGTAAAGTCTAAACTGAAAAACAAGCCTAAAGGCGGCTACGGCTGCATTAGAAAAGGAAGGAGGAGTGATTATTAGTGGCAAGTACGGTACTTAATGAACGATTAAAGCAGTATTTATCTGCAGAACAGTCTATTTTGGTAGCAGGGCAAAGCTACAGAATTGGCAATAGAACGCTGACAAGAGCTGATTTATCAGAAATAAGAAAAGAAATAAATGATCTTATTACTGCAGGAGCGACTACGGATGAGGCAATGCATCCAAGAGGGCATCGAACAAAGCAAGTTATTATGCGGGATTAGGAGGATAGATGATGGTGAAACATAAAAAAGCAATACCGGCTAAGGCTAGGCATCCTACTACAAAGGCACACGTGCCTGTAATTATTAACAGCGGCTATTCAGAAGGCGGCGCCAGTAGGACACGAAGTACTTTACGTGGCTATAATCCATTGAAATCCAGTACCAAAGCAGATGTTGATGTAAATTTAGCAACATTAAGAAACCGCAGTGCAGATTTAGTATGTAATTCTCCGCTTGGTTCAAGTGCTATTAATACTTCGCGCAGCAATGTTATAGGCGCTGGTCTTAAAGTTTCGCCTAAAATAGATTATAGGTTGCTGGGATTGACTGCAGAGGAAGCTAAAGAGTGGCAGCGTCAGGCGTTTCGTGAATTTAACCTTTGGGCAAACAGCACGGCCTGTGATTTGTATCGAAAAAATAACTTTTTTGATATGCAGGATATTGCATATATGAGCTATCTTGTAGATGGTGACGGGTGGGCGGCGATCAAGTATCGCAGGCCGGTACCTGATAATCCGTATTGTTTAAGAGTACAGCTTTTTGAGGCCAGTAGGGTCTGTAACCCAAACAGTAGTGGATCGTATGGTTCGCCGTCTTATTATGATGTTGAAATGACTAACAATAAAAATGGTAATCGTATTATTAACGGTATTGAAATGGATTCAGACGGTGCTGTTGTAGCCTATTGGATTGCGAACAGAGTACCTTTTGATTTAACTAACCCGTATGCAGTTTTAAAGTGGCAGCGAGTGGAAGCATTTGGCAAGTTAAGTGGCCGGCCAAATATTTTGCAGATATCGCATGAAGAACGACCAGAGCAGTACAGAGGCGTACCAATATTGGCGCCGGTGATCGAGGTATTGAAGCAGGTCAGCCGCTATACTAATGCAGAGCTTACGGCTGCCATCATTAAATCGTTTTATACTTTGTTTTTTACGACTAATAACAATATTGATGATATGAATGATGTTCTAAGTTCAACTTATGGTCAAGCGGAAGCCGTAACACCAGAAGACCTGGCTCATGTTGAAGTTGGTCCAGGAACGCTTAATCTGCTGCCTCCTGGTGTCGATGTAAAGTCGATGGACGCAAGCCGTACAATGTCAACTTTTGAACCATTTACAAATATGATGATCAGTCAGATCGGTGCAGCTATTGGCACACCGGCAGAGGTGTTACTTAGTCGTTTTCAATCTTCATACTCTGCGGCACGTGGGGCATTATTACAAGCTGCCAGCAATTTTAAAACCAGACGTACCTGGTTTGCACGTGATTTTTGTCAGCCTGTTTATGAAGCTTGGCTGGCGGAGGCGGTTGCTATCGGTAGAATTAGTGCTCCTGGCTATGGTAGTGATCCAATCATAACTAAGGCATGGAGTAATGCTGATTGGTTTGGCCCTGTTATGGGGATGTTGGATCCAGTAAAAGAGGTAACTGGCGCAGCCTTACGCGTAAAATATGGTTTCTCTACCGGTGAACGTGAATCTGCGGAACTTACAGGGACTGATTACGATAGTAATATCGATCAGATAGCTATAGAACAGCAAACATGGCGAGCTAAAGGATTGGAACCGCCTAAGGCTGATAATACTGGTGGGAATGGAGGTGATAATGATGGGAAAATTTTGGCAGGTGAAGAATGATGTTAGTGGCGACGCTGAAATATTGATCTACGGTCCAATCGCAGCAGAGCGATCCTGGTTTGGTGATGAGGCAACGCCGCAGCAGTTTGCCCAGGATCTTAACGGGCTGGGTGGCAGAGATGTTACCGTACGCATTAACAGCGGCGGCGGTGATGTGTTTGCGGCACATGCTATTCACAATTTGCTCAAAAGCTATAAAGGGCGTGTCACGGCGGTAATTGACGGACTGGCTGCCAGCGCAGCAACGGTTGTAGCCGTGGCGGCAGATAAAATCATTATGCCGTCCAACTCGTTGATGATGATCCACGACCCGGCTATCGGCCTTAGCGGATACTATCCTGCGGCAGAACTGACGAAGTTGGTAGAAGCGCTGGCTACGATCAAAACAAGCATTGTCGCTGCCTATCGCAAGCGTTGTAAGGTATCGAACGAAGAAATCGAAACGATGATGTCCAACGAAACATGGATGGGCGCTGCAGAATGTAAGGAAAAAGGTTTTGCTGACGAGATCATCGGAGGAGTTACTGCTGCGTTAAATGGCAATACTTTGGTGATCAATTCAGTGTCTTATGATTTGAACCATTTTGCTAATAGTGAAGCGGTAAAAAATAAATTTAAACAAAGTGAGGTTAGAGATATGCCAAGTGGTAAATTAGAAAAGGTTCTTAATGCTTTAGGCTTGCAGGAACTGTTGGAAGATACACAGACAACAGCTAATGCTTGTGGCCAGACTAAAACAAATAATACGCTTCCGGCGACGGCTGTTGATAATGCCGCAGCGGTGGAAGCCGCAG